AATAGACAGAGTAACAGATCTAGGTACAAAAGCTGTAGAAGGAGTAAGAGGATTGTTTAACAGAAAAAAAGAAACTAAAGAAACTAAAAAGAAAACAAAAACAGATACAAGTTTTGTTGATGAATTAAATGCAACTAGTACAGCTAAATCAGAATTAAAAAAAGCTTTAGATACAAACATTTTATCAGAAGAACAAGTAAGACAAATAAAAGGAACAGGAAGAGGCGGTACAATAAACAACAAAGACGTAGAGAGCGCTTTAAGAAAATCAGGTAAACTTTTAGGAGACGTAAAAAAAAAAGACCAAACCAAAGTAACTGAAAAGGTTTATAAAGAATTTGTAGACAAGGGTACAGTTCCTCAAGACGTTCTAGACAGTATAGCAAACAAGATAAAAAACAACCAAAAACTTACCGCTGAAGAAGAATCAATAAGGCGAGAAAAATCTAAAGAAGTAGAGTCTTTACTTGTAGATGAAAAAGTAGCCCCTAAAACCAAACAATATAAAGATTACGAAGATGCCTTAAAAGATAAAGGCATTAAACCTTTTGCCGCTAGCATATCTAAATTAATGGGTAAACAGGCGGGAGCCTTTACTTATATGATAAAAGGAGCTACTGGAAAAGCAATCAAATTTTTTGCTAATCGTAAAGTAGATATACAAAAATACACACGTCAAATGCAAAACGTAACATTACGTTTAGTAAACCCTGTTGCGGGAGCTGCTAATGTTGTAGAGGTAAACGGTAAGCTTTATTTTCAATACAAAAAAGGAGAACCATTATATGAAAGCAAAATTGAAGTAGTTGTAGATGGAGAGGTTATAGGAGAGCTAGAACAAACAGCACAAGAGTTTTACCAAGATAAAGGTCCTACAAAAAAAGCAAAGAAAAAAGATCAACGTAAGATAGATAAAATTGTAGGGGCAATAAAAGAAGCAAAAGAAGATATAAAAAAGTTTTTTACCAAAGGGCAAAAAGAAATACCTAATTATGAGCCTACAACATTTGACATAAGACCACTGTACAGATATGGCTCTGGTGTTATGGCTTCTTCTATAGTTAGAGATATAGTAAACAAAAGATTTCCTGGATCTAAAGGTATTGTTACTTACACAAAACTAATAGATGATTACGGTCAAGAAGCATCTTCTCTAGCTATAGGGTCTACAGTATTTATTAACATAGACTCTGTAGGACAATCAGATATAATACATGAGGCTGGTCATATTTACTATGGTATAATGGAGAATACTCCGTTAATGAAAAAAATTAGAAAGCTACTACCAAAGACTGATTTATACCAAAGAACAAAGCAAGAGTACCCAGAACTTATTTTAATGAGTTATAAGAGAGATAAAGCTACTTTAGGGCTAATATACAGAAACATACTTAATAACACTGACATGGAAAATTATGATAGTGATATAATTAGTATAGTTAAAAATATAGCTGCTGCTGAAAAAGCAGGAGAAACAGCTAGAATAAATGAATTATTTTTATCTTTAAGAACACAATTAAAACTACAAGGCTTTAAAGACGTTAGAGCAAGTCAACAGAGACACATACTAGAAGAAACATTTGTTAGAACTCTAGAAGCTTATTCTGCTGGCTCACCAAACTCTGTAATAAAAGGTACTGCAGCTCAAAAACAATTAGAAGAAGATTTAATAAAGTTTTATAAAGAAGTAAAAAACTTATCTACTGATGAAGAAGCTAGAGAAATACTAGACTTAACAGTAGAAGGTATAGCAACTTTAGATTTAGAAAATGCTATAAAAGCCGTATTACTTAACTTTAACTCTATAGACAGAACTATTCCTAAAATGAAAAATTCTGCATACGGAGTTATAAAAAAAGCAAAGAAGAAACAATTTGTTAAAACAACTTCATATGCTGCTGTATCTTCATACATAGGAGACTTTATAGATCGTAACTTAAGTGATAGTGAAATAGCAGATAAAGTTATGGAATCTATAGCTAACGATTCTAATTTGTCAATAGAAGATGAATTAGTTCAGGCGACTAAAGAGCACATAGAAGCTATTATAACACAACTAAAAAGACCACAAAAGTTAAAACAAGCAGACAAGATATTAGATGCGGAGCTTGCCAAAATAGGTATAAAAATAGACGTAGAAGATAGTGTAGAAGGCGAGTCAGAAGGCATGACTAATGAGGTGGATAAATATGACGACACGATAAAAGCTATCGCTTTACCTACAACTACTTCTAATTTTATAAAAAAGATAGTAGAGGTTTATAATAGTAAACAAGAGGAGGGAGGTTTAATCAACACAAAAGATTTATTAGCTTCTCTTATGTCGTTAGCTAAAGACACGCAAAACGATCCTTATGATTTTATTATAGAACTAAGAAAGTCTACTAATCCTAATATAACAGCAATGTTAGGGGTTTTAGACAGAGTATATAAAAACGATCAAGTTCTTACTAACGCTAAGTTAATGGAAATAAAAGGTCCTATTGAAGGTATCAACATAGAAGTGCTTGCGCACAATGTTTTAACTATAGGTGATGAGGGTAAAAGATTTTGGAATAGATATGAAGACACAAATTCTACAATAGAAAAAAGTGTTATAGATAGTGTTGCAAAAGAAATTAAAGGAAACAAGGAAAAAGCAAATGCAATTGCAGCTGTATATAATGAATTGTTTTTTGACAGAAACCCAAGAAATAAAAAAGATAGATACGATGCTGCGTACAAGGTATTAGATATTATATTAGAAGATAATGCTAAAGGTTCTTTAATAAATAAAGAAGCGTTATTGCAAACTCCTATATTATTTAAAGGTGAAAGACAATTTGTTTGGAATATTTTATTTGACTTCACGCAAACAAAGTTTGGTCCAAAAATGAAATACCAATCTTTTTTAAAGTATAAAAACAAAAAGGTAGGCTTCTCTGACTTTGTTAACTTTCCAGTAGAAGGATTGATACATGGTAAACAGTCTGAATTAAAAACAATATTATTACAAGGTCTCGTAGCTTCTAGAGCTATAAACTATCTATCTATAGTAGATAACGTAGAAGGAGATGGAGTAAGTATAATGAACAAAGAAAATGGCTTACACAACAGAGCAAAAAATGTAGCAAAAATATTTAATGAAGAGCAGCCTATAGATAAAAACGATATAATGCATCCTGACAATAATATTTATGGTCAGATGGCTGCGGTAAACAAAAACAACAGAGGTATAAGTCCATTTCATTTTACAGTGCATTCTGGTATGATGAGGCGTATTATCAACAAAGCGGTTGGTTTAAAAAATAAAGAGAATAGATCTAAAAAGTTAACTGGGCTAAATTCAAACGAATTAATAGCTGGAGACTTTTTTATGTTTTTAAATAGATACAATCAAGGCGTTAAAAACAAACAAAAAACTATTATATACGATCAGCCTATTGCTGTATTTTCTGACAAAAGCAGAAGATATTATGTAGAAAGTATTGTGGCTCATGACGCAGCTAGCAGAAAAGCATTGTTATCTAGAGTAAAGAATAATCCTGCTTACAAAGCAAAATACAAAGACGGTAGTCGTGTGTTTCCATACACTATAGAAAACAACAAGATAAAAGAAATGCCAAAACTAATTAGGCAATGGAGAGAGTATGCAAATGCTAACAAAGAGTTGTTCAAAAATAATGAAGCTATAAAAAAGGGCGTGTTGCAAGATGGAGCTATAGAAGCTTTCTTAACCTCTTATATAGCTAATAAATTTATGGCACAGCAATTATTTGTGCACGATCACAGACAATCAAAAAATCAAGTAGACTATATAAAGCGTGCTGCTGGAGCTATAGCTAGTCACGTAGTGTTTGACAGAAACACAGCTGTAGAATTTGTTGTTACTAAAGATTACTATGTAGATAAAGAAGGAAACATAGGAACAGAAGACAATGCTAATACAGCTATAGAAAATGACGCTATGGGATATGTGCTTCCTGAACAGGCAGAATATATCAGGGCTAAGTATGGTGAAGCGCAAAAGGTGGGTAATGTGTTTAAGTTTGTGTATCATTACACTCAATTAGAAGGACCACTAAAAGGAAGAACAACTTATATGAAGTTTGCTGTACATACGCTTACACCAGAGCTAGAAGCAAAAAGTCCGTATTTAAAAAACATAGGAGAAATATTAAGAAAAAGACAAGAGGAGGTAAGAGTACAGTCAGGCACTCCTGGTAATTTAGTAATTGCAGCTTCTGAGTCTGCAGCTAAACTGTACACAGGTGGAGATGCTGTAGTACACGATGTGTCTACTTTAGACAACATAGAAAACATAATGGCTGAGCAAGACAAAATATACACTGACGAAACTGGTTATGTAGGTTTGTCTGGAGAGGGCTTTGGTATACAGTTAGAGTTAGACAAACAAACAGACGAAAGATTTTTTCCGTCACAGTTATTTTACAATCTTGCTACTAACATTACTCCAGAAGATCAAGCTACATTAAACAGAATGCTAGAGTTAAGGCAAAATGTAATGGAAGCAAATAACGCAAGTAGAAATGCTAGTCTTATAATGAATGATAAAGGAACAGAAGAGTCTGTAATAAAAGAAAGAGATTCATTTAGATCCTCTGTAACTGCTGAGGTGTTTGACGTATTAATAGATAGTACGTACGAAAACTTAGACCCTAGGTATCCTTACCTAAACTCTATATACAATTCTATTGCTACAGGACGTATTACACACAAAGGAACAAAGATGTATACAAAAGGATCTATAGGTTATCAATCTGCTAGTTTAGGTATGGGGCTAAAGTCATACGAAAAAGGTTTATACAAGGAAGACGAGACTATAGTTGCTTCTGAAGCAATAGTACCTGAATACTTAAAAAAACAAGGTGTTAAGATAGGTGATTTGTTTATTGGCACAAGGGTACCTGCTCACGGTAAAGTAAGTAGTTCTGTATTCATAGTAAAAGATTTCCACAAACAAATAGGCGACTCTCCTACGTCTAATGTAACAATACCTGCTTGGGTTAGTAAATACTGGGGTGCTGATTTAGATGGAGACTCTATACACATGAACTTCAAATGGACTGATACAGAAGTAGCAGAAAAATCTTGGAGAGCAGATTCTAACGAGTTCTTTGACTTATATACTAAACTTGTAAGTAAAGATAGTAAGCAGGCAGAAATACAAGCTGATATAGATTTTGTGTCAGATGCAGAAAATGCAATTGCAAAAATACCTGGAACAAAAGAAACTGATTCGCAATTAGCACCATGGGGTGATGCACAAATGTTTGAAGATAACGTTCCTGCTAAAAATTTAGTTGGTATGATAGCATCTTTGATGAGGTCATTTAGTGTGTTTTCTAACAGTAGAGATGCTTTGCCATTTTCTATTACTATAAACGGAGAACAAGGAGCTGTAACACAAGATAGATTTTTTGACGATGCAAGTTTAGAAAACGGAGTAGGTAACTGGTATGGTGTGGCGCAACTTCTAAATATATCTTTAGACAACGCAAAGCATCAGTATGCTAGTAAGCTAGGAATGGATATGCAAAGTGTTTTTTCTTATGTGTTGTTAAGAAGGCTTGGTTATTCACTTAATGATCTAGCGGTTTTATTTAATTCTCCTATTGTTAAAAAATACATGGAGTTTAAAAGAAATAGAAGTAAAGATTATATATCTAGAGATAGTGATATAAAAGATATGTTTATACAAAAAGACAGTATAAACGAAAATCAACTATTAAAGTTTGCTAAAGAAAACGGATTAGGTAATATAGACATTAAAGGTTTTGCAAAAAAACCTGCTATCAATATAAATTTAAAAGGTTTAAAAAATAATAAAGCTGCGCAAAAACAAGCTGTATTAATGCTTTACGCACTAGACAGGTTTAAGAGTGCAGCTGTTGATCCAATATCTAAATCGTTTACTATACATCAAAGTATAGAAAAAAACCCATTAGAACTAAAACAAGTTTTAGATGGCATTACTAATGCGCAAGGTGTAATCAGAATACCTTTGTTAGGGTCAGTAGGAATAGATTATTCTTTTACAGACAAAACAAAAAGCAATAACATAATAGAACATGCTACTAATTTGTTTGACTCTATTTTGCAAAGAGCAGCTAGAACAGACATACGATACACGCCTTACATGCAAAGCATACTTACAAACCCTATGGCTGTAGAAAGATTAAACAAGTTAGGAGAAATAAAGTCTGAGGTTGTTAATCAGGTTATAGTAAATAATTTAAGACAGGAGTTTAGTATGTTAAACACTGTAAGGAGTGAAGCTGAACTTATAAGACAATTAGAAATATTAAAAGAAATAAATCCTGACAACTATTTTTTAAATAAAATTATAGAGGTGTCAGAAAGAAATAACAAAAAGTATGTTGTTCTTAATAGAGCAGAAATAACAGAGTTTACTTCTTACAAAGCTGTTGAGCAGATAAAAGATTCTTTCAGTGAACTGTCTGAAACAGATAAAAATTTAATATTTGAAATAGAGTATGCTTTTAATAGTTTTGGTTTAGCAGGAGCAGGAAAAGCTACATCTTTTATACCTTTCTTTGATAATGCGTATTTAGAAAGAATCAATAGCGAAATGTCTAGAATTATAGAAAAGAATCAAAATAGACAAGGCAACTATGAGGCGGGCTCTACTTCAATAGAATTAGAAGACGCTATAAAAGATGTGCAAAGACGTAGATCAGGAAGAGAAAGCTACACGACTAATGAAAAAATATCTATAGCAGCAAGAGACAACAATACTTTTGAGGCTCCAATTAGAAAAGCAAAAAAAATAATAACGCCAGAAACCTCATACAATAATGATTACTTAGGTAGTGGTGTAGAGTTTTTAAGTTTTGAAGAATGGGCAAATGATAAAGGTATAGATATTTCTAAAATAGATGTTGAGTCTGACACTTTTAAAATTTTATCTGACAACTACACAAAATATAGAGACCATTTAAAATTAGTAAGAGAGTTTGAGGGTAGTTTAGAAAACAAACCTTTGAGCAAATATACTTTAGAAGGATTGTATGATATGGCTAGAAAGTTTAGAAAGATGGATAATTCTGCTACTAAAGGTATAGCTTACACTATAGAGAAAGAAATAGGACAAAGAGCATTTAAAATACAATCAGAGTTTTTAAGAAAGAAAGGTGCGCAACAAGGTTACAAATATAATGTACCTGGAGAAGACGGAGTAGAACAGGAAGACTTAACTAATTTTCAGGCTTGGTTAGGGTCTAACAATATGACTTCTAAAAGACCAGAAATACAATACTTAATTAACGAAGCGCAAGCACAGTACAGAAAATATATAAAAAGTTTTAAAGAACACAAAAGATTAATAGAAGAAAAAAACAGAGCATTAGAAAGATCAAAAATGAAAGGCCTATCTATAATAGAAAGAATTAGACAAGCCTTTGATAGAAATGCTAAATACCAATATATATACGGTAATATAGCTACCGTAGAAAATGGTAACGTAAGACTATATACTCCTGAAGAAATAGTGCAAAATGGTGTAGAGTTAACAAAAGAAGAAGAAGAATACTACATTAGATACAAAGCTGTTGCCGAGCTGCTATTAGGTACAGAACGAGACGCAACTATTGTTCCAGGCATGCAAATGGGTAATTTAGAAAATTTATCTAGAAGCGGTTTATTTGGTTTATACAACAGCACGATAGATTCTCATGACTATAACAGAGTAAAAGTGTATGGTACTGATAAAGACGGTAAAAGAGCGTTAAAACCATTTTATGAGTGGAAGTATATTGTGTACAAAGGCAGAACAGGAAAACTTACACTAGACTCAGGTAAACAAATATTTGAATTAGACAAGTTAAGAAGAAAGGCAAAACAACTAAAGCAAAAAAATAAAAACGAAGATGGTAGTGATATTATTTTGTCAGACATGGAGTATGACGCTTTAGTTAACAATGGAGAAATGATGCGAAGACTTATAGGATCTGACAATGTAAATAGTTTTGATGCAGAATTAATACAAGAGTATGAAAGACGTAAAGGAGTCAGAGCTGAAGGTGCTTCTTATGATATTAACAGTGCATTGTTAGAATTTGCTAGAGGACATATATTTATGCATGGTGAGGGTTCTTATAAATTAGAGGACGGAACACTTGTAGAAAGAGAAGATCGTTTTACTGGTATGGGTGATTTAGCAATACTTACAGACTCTATTATAGCTTACAATAAAAATTTAGATAATAAAAACGCTACTAGATATTTAACTGAATGGTGGAAAGAAGGATTCTTAGAAAAGAAAAAACAAGTAGGTGTGTTTGGTGAAACTGGTGATAAAGTAATTGACGGTTTTGTAAAACTTACTTCTTTACGATTACTAGGTTTTAACTTAACTGTCGGTATAGGAAACACTCTTGTAGGTAAATATCAAGAATTACGTAAACGTGGTGGCAAACAATTTGTAAAAGGAGAAACAAGGTATTGGAAAGACATGATGAGATCAAGAGACATACTTAGAGAGTACAGAGTAATTGATTATAGTTTTGACGAATTCGTACACTTATCTAAACAAAAAACATTTGGTAAGATAGAGCGTTGGGCGTATATGTTTATGGATAAAACAGAGGGTTATATACAGGGTGCTGCTTTCTTAGGCATGTTAACAGATCAAGAGTACAATAGCGGTAAAATATCAGAACAAAGAGTTATGGAAATAAATCATAAAATAGCAACACTACATGGTGAAGGGTATACTGCTTTAGATGCAAGTTTGCTTTCTATGTATTCTTACGGTAGAGCTTTACTTCAGTTTAAAAAATGGTTTGTTACATTGTTCCAAGATAGATTTAAAGCAGAAGATATAGATAGATTCGGTAATGTAAATATAGGAAGTTATAGAGCTTCTTCAGAATTTGTAACTGATTTATTTAGAAGATACTTTGCTGGCGATATAACTAAAAAAGAAATTATAGAGATGTTTAATAACTCTAGTGAAGCAAGAAAAACAGAAATGCGTGCTCATGCAACAGGAATAGGTATAGGTGTAACTCTGTTGTCCTTAATAGCTATAATGGATGATGATGACGAAGCAGACAGTAAAGTGTTGAAAAACCTAAAAAAACTACAACATGATATTTTTGTAACTACTGACATAAGAAGATTTGTTAATTACACTATTATGCCAGCGTCTTACGGTACATCTAAAAATGCAGTAAAAGCTATAGGCCAAGCTGTATCTGGAGAAAAAACAGAGCGTAAAAGCGAATATGCTGACAAAGGAGAGTCGCAAGCATTTAAAACATTAATGAATGAAGTTGCTCCTTTTGCAGAAACCAGAAAAGAATTAATAAACCTTACTCAAGAATAAATAATTTAAATTGATTATATTTGTAAAAAATTATATATGAACGTTAACGACTTATTTAAAGCATCTTTTGGACAGTTTGGCTCTGTTTATTTAACAGGTGATGGAGCAATATTAGACTTAGACGGTACATCAGCTAACAGATTTGTAATTGCTATAACTATGTTAGATGTGGTTACTTTCCAAAAGTTACAAACTTTAGACGGATTAGTTAGTTCTATAACAACATCTACAGATGAAGATGATGCGGGAGGTGAGTTTGGAGCATTAACAAACGAAAGCACTACTACTAATATGGATACTATTGCGACAACACATGAGTTTCCAAAAGGTATAACTATATATGGTAAGTGGGATCACGTAGAGTTAAATTCTGGTTCTTGTATTTGTTATTTAGCGCCAGTAGGATATTAATAATAATTTAAAATAAAAATAAAATGGCAAACGTAGATGATTTAGTAAAAAAAAGTTACGGTCAATTAGGGTCTGTATTCACAGATGCAGATGGCGCAATCACACCACCAACTGGTAAAGTATTTATTGCTATAACATTCTTAGATGATACGACTTTAGATGCAAGTGGAGGTTTAGTGGCTGACACAAACTACAGAAGTTGTGAGTTTGTTGGAACAGAAGCTGCGGCTCACGATGCTTCTACAGCAAGTATAACTTCAGGAACAGGAGGAGATCAAATAGACAATAATAATACTTTTCCAAAAGGCGTAACTATTTTTGGTCGTTGGACCGAAATAGATATAGCCACTTCAGGAAGTTTAATAGCTTATATAGGCGAGTAATGCTCTCACTAGCAAACACAGTATCTAGTTCTGGCAGCGCTTATGAACAATTATACTCTCTATTATTAGATGGTGACAGTGATTATATACAATTACCATCTTCTTTTAGTAACGCTAAAATAAGTATAAGCGCTTGGATTTATAACAATTCTTCTAGTGGTAATAGAGCTATATTTGAAAATAGAAACACAAGTGTAGGGAGTGAAAAAGGTATTTTGTTTTATGTTTCTAGTAAAACTTTAAAAATAAAATTACAAGGAGTAACTCTTACTGGAACTTCAGGAGCGTGTTTTCAAAATTGGGTTCATGTTTGTTTTACGTCTGATCCTGCTGCTGGTTCTAATCAACTTAAATTATATGAAAATGGATCTTTAATAAGTCAAGGTACAATGAGTACTGCTCATAACACCACGGCTTGGAGTGACGCAAATATAGGTTTTGCAAACATAGGAAGTTACTATTGGACGGGAAATATAGATGATGTGGCTATATGGGATGAAGTTTTAGATGCAGACGCTGTAGCAGCGGTTTATAACTCTGGCAAACCATTTAATTTAAATAATAATAGAGGTAACTACGATAATAGTTCTGATTTACTAGCGTACTATAAAATGTTTAACGGACCGTTTGATGATAAACAAAACGGAGTGGTACATGATGCACATAACCCTGGTTTTGGAACCGAGGTAACTATAAACCCAACTTTTGATACTACTACCGATATTGGCTCAGCAGGTAGTGGGTGGTTTGCTGCATTAGGAGGGGACAGCACAATAGCGTATCACAATGGGGGTGTAAAGCTTACAAGGGATGGTGGTCAGTGCAAGTTACGAATTAGAGATGCTGCTGGTAACAATGCAGCAATGACAGTAGGAGTAACTTATAAATTAGTTTATGAAGTTATTGAAAATAATGGTGGTGTTATACGTTATTATAATGGAGCAAGTAGCAGCAGTGCAATAGGCAATACAGTAGGAACACATATTCTTTATTTTACACAAGAATCTAGTGCTACTTTTCAAATAGAAAACTATAATGATGAAACCGATATAACTTTAGATAATGTGCATATATCTCCATTAAACGGATATCCAGGATTAACAACTGCGACTGCAACTTTTGATACTAACACACCTGACGATTAAAAATAAATTATGGCAACATACGTAATATTAAACACAACAGAAATAACAGATGAAAATTCTACTATAGACTTTTCACAATTATTAAATCGTAATCCAAGTATGTTAAGATATTCTATTGATAAGAGTCAGGCTCTTGTTAAGTACGAAGGCAGTAAGCCAAGATTTCTGTATGGAAAAACGACTTACACGCACTCACAAATAAAAACAGAAATGGCTAAAGAGGCCTGGAAAACAACAGAAGAAGAATAAAATTATGGGTTTTATACAAAAATTAGCAAAACGTAATTCTAGAGTTTATAAGCAAACTTCTAAAAGCGGTCCAGAGTATGTGGTAAAAAACAACACTTTGTATCAAAAAGTAAAACCAAAAAAGAAATCTATATTACATTATTTAAATCCTAAAAACTGGTAGTATGGCATTGGGTCTAGGCATAACTTCTGAATTATTAGAGAAACCAGTTCTCTGGACTCCAAAAGATCAAGGTCTTGGACAGTACTTAGAAATATGGTTGGAAGGGGGTGTAGATCAAACAAACTCTGCATGGATAGACCAATCAGGAAATAGTAATGATGCAAGACAGTCAACTACTTTAAATCAACCTATACTTCAAGAGGGTCACCCTGGAGGGTTACGTTTTGATGGAACAAATGATTATATGGACTTTATGTCACGTCTTAGAATAGATCAGGGAGAACCTTTTTCTGTATGTATGGCGTACAACCCAACAGACATAACTACAAGAGCTCTTTTGTCAGATGCTAATTCAGAGTTTATGGAAATGATGACAGCAAAAAAATTTAGATTTAAAGGTAA